TTGTTTTCCGGCATTTCTTAAACCACCTTTGTTGTATTTTGTAGTATGGGGCTTACTGCCGTAAGCCCCGCAGTGTATCAGTTCCCAGTTTCCAGTTATTCAACTAAAGCGGAACGGAGCGAAACGTGGCTGCTGACGAGAGAACGGGCGTGGTCCAAGCCCAGCGCACCAGCGCCACCGTGGGAAGCGTCGTGGAAACCCGAACCCCGGAAAGGCAGTCTTTCGCCGTTATTTCTTGCCCAAAATCTGCCCGGCGTTGTCTGTCCTGCGTCTGGATATAAGCCGGACGCAATCAAAATCTGTGGAATGGTTACGCCGCTTACCGCCTTTGTATCTTTGAATGGTACGCTTGTGTCGTTGCTGTCGGTTGTCTGTGTCGTGACACTTGTGTTGATACGCAGTGTTGCGTCACTTGTACTGGTTCTGTCAATCTTTAATGTTCCAACCGTTCCCGGTGCTACAAGTGTGCCGTCCGGCTTAATTGCTTTCCACTCTGTACTTTTTGCGCCCATGTTGCAGTCAGACTTCATGGCGTTTCCGTATGGGATAATCTGAATTTCACCATCTACAATGCGCATACCAGATACCCACTCCCAGCAGTTGCCGCAAAGGTCGGCAATTCCAGCCGGGCTGCCGTCATGGTTCCAAGTTACCGGACCAGAACCCGTTGCAGTTCTGCCGCCGCCATGTGAACCGTCAACGTATGTGTTTACACCCTTTTCATACGCCTTTTCATAGCTTCTATCCCAGTTTGTGTTGCCCCGTGGTGTAAATCCATTCTTCATGCACCAAAGATTGATAGCAGCAAAAACGCCGTTCTGGTTAAGGTGCCAGCCCTCACCCTTTCTGCGGCATACTGCAAGCGCTGTGTCAAAGTCAATGTATGCTTTAGGGTCTTTCATTGGCAGTGAGTATGCACGGTCGTTGACCACGACGTTAATATACTTCGATACCCAGATAACTTCTTTTTCTACTCCGTCCACAATCCACCACGGCAATGTTTCCTGTGTTCCTCCGGTGATAATGTCGGAATACTTCATTTTTGGAATACCCACCATAATTGACGGCATACCCAAATCATCAAACTTTACTGCATTGTTGCCCCCAAAGGAAGCAACCGCCATTGCTAAATCATCAAAATTAGACATAATTCTTTATACCTCCAATCCCCAAAGAATAAGTGTGCAAAGCGACATATCAAATGGGATAGGCACTGGAATTTCTTTCGGTTCTCCGTTTTCGTCCTCTCCGTCTTCGATAACATCATAGCGTCTGGCAGGAATGACAATCTGCGCAGCGTACTTCTGCGCACGTCCTCCGGTGCCAATCACCACGCCGTCTTCTTCGTCAATGCAAATGTCCAGTGACACTTCAAAATCTCTTTCACGGCTGGCAAGATTGATTGTTAATTCATCATCACCGAACGTGATTTTTTTACCGCCAGACAGTGCATATTCAATATGTGTGCCCGGTGTTTTTTCAACTACATTGATTTTATTAGTAGCCATAATACTTTCTACCTCCATTCTGGTTTCTTACTACCTCGCTGCTTCTGGCTGCGATAACCTCTGCTGCTTCTCTCTGTGCTGCTGTCCCGCTGCCCTGCACGCCAAAAGAACGCATAACCGCTTCTTCGTGCTGTCTGCGTTCCTCTGTCTTAATAATCACACCTGCTGCCATTAGTAAAACCCACCTTTCACATAAACTTTTACGGTCACGCTTTTTGCGCTTCCGGTGTGTGCCATCTTAAAACCATTCAGCAACTTTTCTGTAATAACAATGTCGCCCGGAAAACCGCCCGTGTAGTCCACTATTTCTGTTTCCACGGTGTAGTCCATGTGGTTTCTTTCAGTCTTCAGCGCAACTGACTGTGTAGAATTGTTGAACGGGTACTGCTGCGTATTCTTCAAAGTCACCGTTGCTGTTTCTCCCTGCAAGTCAGCTATTGCCTGCTGGTGGTGGATTGTAGAAAGTGCCATAAGCGCTGCCGTTTCTGTTGCATTGGAAATACCGTTTTCCATGTGGTTGAAGTTGGTTGCGTTCTGCGGTGTTCCCTGCTGAATGATTTCCCCCTCAACTGGTGTGTGCGTGATAGTTCCATCATCATTTCTGCTTTCCGTGTAGCGGTCTTCAAACTCTGTTACATGGTCCTGCCATAATTTCTGTTCGTACATCTTTACACCTCCTTTTCTGTAAAATCAAAAGTAAAGCGGTACAAAACGCCCTCTTGTACATTGTTCAGCGGAATATTTACCGCCTTGTCAGCCCACAATTTGTTGTTCTTGTTGTAAAGCTGTACCCTCTGTACCGTGGCTGTTCCGCTTACCTGCGGGGTAATCTGTACATATACAGCAACCCTGCCGTCTTTCAGACGTTCCCGGCGGTGTATCACCTTTTTTTCGGAAACGCCGTTGACGGTTACTTTTGCATAGGCAATGATATTGTCAATGAAATCTTTGAAATCATTGATTGCGTCTGTTGTCAACATGGCTTTTCACCTCCTTTATAGCTTCCTGCGGCTTCCGCACGGCTTGACGCCGTATGAAAACCCCATTGCCTGCGTGCTTGTCCCCACGGCGCCGCCCTGTGTCTGCTGCACCGTGCTTCTTTCCGGGACGGTTCCTGCTGCCGGGACTGTGAAGCGGTGTGCTTCCATTCTGTCACTTGCCGTGACCGTGGCACCGCTTGTCTGCCCTCTGGTGTTCCTCTGTGGCTGTTGTCCGGCTTTTATCCGTCCTGCTGGTGTATTTGTATAGCCAAACGTATTCAACGCCGTGTCTGCGTCGATATGTGCCGCCTGCTGTGAAAATACCGTGTTTCTGTATGGCTTTGTGCCTGCTGCTGGTGCCGTGAATATGAAGCCTGCTGCTTCCGTTCCCACAATATAGGTTGCAGCGCCTATCCCGGCTTTTGTGTTTCTCTGTGGGTATGTTCCGGCGTTAAGTCTTCCGGTCAGCGGTGTTTTGTATCTGAAATACTCCCCGTGGGTGTATATGACGCCGTGGACCTGTCCTTGATAGGTCAATTCGTCCATGTGTGCAGATAATCTTTTATACATTTTCACTGCCCGGATAATAGCTGCGTAGTCTGCCGTTATTCTCTGGTTGGTCACATCAAGCGCAATATGAAAGTGTCCGGGTTCTCCCTCATACTGGAACCACTCTTCCACTTCACTTTCTGGAAATAAGCTGCCCAGCGCTGTTTCAATGGCATATTTTGTGCCCATTTTCTTATGAACCTTGACACTGTTTTTCACTAAATCCCGTTTTGCTTCCAGTGGGTAATTGTAGTCGTACCAGTCAACGTGTAGGTCGTATGCCAAAATGTCCACCAGTTCTTCTGGCAATTCATCAAATCTGGAATATATCAGCACATTGTCAATTATCCCGGAAGTGTCCAGCAGCGCTGCTGCCGTGGCGTTTGCCAGTGCAACCATTTTGGGGTCTTTCTTTAGCGCTTCCGGCAGGCACTCTGAATAATCGGCATTGTAAATTGTTTTAGACATTTTCAATACCTCCATTCAGAACGCTTTTGTTTCCCAGCTTTGCAACCTTTATATCATCAACAACCGTGAATACTGGCTTTCTGACTTCAACACGTTTCACGCCTGCTTCCATCAGCTTTGCTGTTAGGTATGACGGGTTAATATCCCGCCCCATTTTGCTTGTCTGCCATGTCACGTACTCTTCTACTGCCTGCGTTGCCGCTGCCGCAATAACCGTGGCGCTGGCTGCGTCTGGCTGTGGGATATAAAAAGTCACATCAATGTCAAATGCTACCGTTTCCGGTGCAGATACCGTCACTTTGTCTGTAAGTGGTCTAATGTCAGAAGCGTTCAAGGCGTCTTCAATCTCTTTCAGTACCCCGGACGTTGCCTGCTGTCCATTCTGCAAAAGCACCCGGACGTCTACAACGCAAGGTTCTGGGCTTGTCACTGCCACGTCTGCCACTGCTGGTGATACGCTCTTTGTCCAGTATATGTACCCGTTAATAGGACCCGCCGTGCTGAAACTCTCCATGCTCTCACGCATACGCTCATAATAACTGGCGTCGTCCTCTTCTTCTGCGCCGCCGCTGGTCGCCGTGATGTTCTCTGCTTTCTGGTAGTAGTCGTATAGGTCAACCAGTTCTTTGACCTGCCCCGCTGCCAGATTATTTCCGACGTCGCCCGCTGTGGTGCAAATTCCCTCAACGTCCCCGTATGTCTGCCCGGCTTTTATTTCCAGATTTTCTTTTGTTTCAAATAAAATTGCACCATCAAAAGAAATTCTGGTGCCCGCAGGAATAATCACTGATTGTTTCTGTGCTTCTGAAATATAAAAACGGAACATTGCAGACGCTGGGCTTGCTGGCAGTCTTTCCAAGTCCTTGAATAATTCTGCCAAGCTGTCCAA